CCACCTGGCTCAGGGCCTGGTGCAGCAGTCACAGGATGTGCTTCCCGTGCAGCCTTTGCAATAGTACGGAAGACTTTCTTGTCGTATGCTTCTGCGAGAGCGTGGCCGATTTTTTTTGAGATATCCGAGCGCAATGAGTAGTGAGCAAGTGTCTCATCAAGGTCATAAATAAATGCTGAACTAATCAGCAGGTCATCCATGATGATGGTCTTCTCTGCCACTGGGGGATCACCACCACCAAGAATTGGAGTACCAGGAGTGTGGTAAGCCGCCTGCATACGACCGGTAAAGATGAACTGCATACTCTTACCATTACGGAGAGTACGGTTCTGGATAGTACCTTTAGCGATACAGTTGGACTCATAAGCTTTGAACATCTCCCCACTGAAGAGTTTCAGATAGAGAGCATATTTGCCAGTAGCAGCAGAGTCTTGATAACCCTGTGACAGAGCAAGTTGGGGGCTCGAATTAATCGAACCGAAAGGAGTAGGCCGTGTATTATTAACAGCCGATCCTACATTAGGAGCAGTCATTGTTTTAAAGAGGTTGTAGTTTTGCTAGTTCCTCTGACGTCAGAAGTATTAAATTGTATATCGTCTTTCGTGTTAACCTCACGAACCGGTTCGGCTAAGGGTATCCGCGTACGGGCCAAAGCCAAAAGACTGGGGAAGGAATCGAACCTCCCCTACACCATCAGCCAATCTGTTTATAAACTACACCACGATAACGAAGAGCATCAGCTTTATAGTTTGCTGATTTCTTTTTTTGATTAGCGATGTAGCGGGTAACGATGTTAGACATTAGTAGTACCTTATGCATAGCTCCCGTTCCATAGCTATGTATCATGCGACCAAAAGGTTGAACGTAAGGTAATTTATTTAGTGACAATCATTGCCCATCCATTATATGGATTAGGGATTGCCCATCTTGGAAGCCAATTCTTAAATGAGTAGTGGAGACATTCACCATCTAATGATGGGAGGTAACCACCTGCGCTAAGGTTAGCATCACCATTAGGGTCATGCATGTAAAAACCAGTGTCATCATAACCTACAACAACGGACCAATGACCACCACCAGTTGGTGCAGAAGGCGGTCCGTAATGGAGCCATCCAACAGCAACTGGTCTACCTTGATCAATCTCACCAATCAAGGTTTTCTTTTCACAGTTAGTACGAAACCTTGGATCAAGTCCAAGACTACGTAATGCAGACTCCTGTGCCATAGCATCAGTGCTATCTCCATACTGATGTCTAACTGCATTGTATGCATCATCCCCTTCAATGCAGCCATGATACATAGCAATCATTGCACAAGATGATGAGAAGCATTCTCTGTATCCGGTCCCACTTACATTGTCTAATTGAGATTGATATGGTACATCCAGAATTTTTTTAGTCATAATTGTTAGGGTAGAAGTGCACGACGTACAGCATCAACTGCTTGATCATCGAGAGTGTTTTCAGTTTTCTTAGCTAGTGCTTCAAGCACGTCAACAATAAGTTGCTTAACCTGTTTACTGGTCAGGAAGCTAAACAGAATAGGGCGAAGTACAGTAATAATCATGATGATAATTTGTCGAGTTTATTTTCAATGCGGACCATATGATTCTCCATACGATCCAGAGCAGAAGTGAAATCAGCTTTAGAGAGATATGATTCAGCTACTCTAAGTTCATGATGATCAACACGACGGTCTAGATTATCGATCTTACTGTGTAGCTGTCGGGTGGCAGCTCCAAGAGCAGTGAACAATGCAAGAGCAACTGTTACACCAATCTCAGTCATTAGGCGACCACCTCTTCTCCGATATCAGTAGTGCCGTCTGACTTCTTACCAGTCAACATTTTACATGCATCGAGACGCTGTGCTGTTGTACCGGAGCCAGGGTTATCGCCATAACCAGTCGTAGGAATAAACCACTGATCACCAGTGGTGCTAACCATATATTGAACTTTACTCAAAGTTCTGTTGCTAGGATTGTATCCCATAATTAATTATCCAATAGTAGGAGCAGTCAGTGCTACTTCAGTAGTAGAAGCTGCTGCTAGATCAAGGGGGAAGTTATGAGCATTACGCTCATGCATGACTTCCATACCTAAACCAGCGCGGTTCAGGATGTCAGCCCATGTATTAATGACATGTCCGTTATGGACAATCGATTGATTAAAATTAAATCCGTTTAGGTTAAACGCCATCGTAGAGACACCAAGAGCGGTAAACCAAATGCCAACGACAGGCCAAGCGGCAAGGAAAAAGTGGAGACTACGGCTGTTGTTAAAGCTAGCGTACTGGAAAATAAGCCGACCAAAATAGCCGTGCGCTGCAACGATGTTGTACGTCTCTTCCTCTTGTCCAAATTTATAACCATGGTTTTGAGATTCTGTTTCTGTTGTCTCACGAATAAGAGAAGACGTGACAAGGCTTCCGTGCATAGCAGAGAACAAAGCCCCACCAAATACGCCGGCAACACCAAGCATATGAAAAGGATGCATAAGAATATTATGCTCAGCTTGGAAGACGAGCATGTAATTAAAGGTCCCGGATATCCCGAGAGGCATTGCATCTGAGAAAGAACCTTGTCCAAATGGATAGACAAGAAAGACTGCCGACGCTGCGGCAACGGGTGCTGAGTATGCGACAAAGATCCAAGGCCTCATTCCTAATCGATAGCTAAGTTCCCATTCTCGTCCCATGTAAGAATAGATGCCAACGAGGAAGTGGAAGATGACCAGTTGGAACGGGCCACCGTTGTAGAGCCATTCGTCAAGCGAAGCAGCTTCCCAAATTGGATAGAAATGCAATCCGATTGCGTTGGAAGATGGGACGACGGCCCCACTGATGATGTTGTTGCCATAGAGTAAAGAGCCTGCGACTGGTTCACGGATACCGTCGATATCAACGGGTGGTGCTGCAACGAATGCAACGATGAAGCAAATGGTTGCTGCAAGTAAGGTAGGTATCATTAAGACACCGAACCAACCAACATAAAGCCTGTTGTCTGTTGAGGTAACCCATTTACAAAAGGCTTCCCAGTTATTTTGTTTTTGTAGTCCTGAAAGAATAGTGGTCATTAAAGTAATAGTGCATGTTTTTGTAGCAATTAAGTAAGACCATTTTTAGGACTTGGCTGTCCAATAGCTGTAGAGGGAATTGCACCCTCCTAATTCTATTCAGCTAGTTCATCCGATAAACTTCGACAGGAGCTACACCAACATCTTTCATTCCGATGCGTGTAGCTGTACCCTTAGATAGGTCAAGGTGCCGTCCAGGAATGAACGGCCCTCTATCTGTAATGGTCACCACCTCGCAAGTCTGATAACAAACCCGTAGCCGGGTGCCAAAGGGGAGGGACTTGTGAGCTGCAGTACTGGCATACATGTTGTACACGGAGCCATTAGCAGCGGTGCGACCATGGAAATAATCGCCATACCATGAAGCTGTTAATACGATAGTGGATAGGAGTGGAATCATTTAACGTCCGTATTGATTGCGGTCTTCTTTTGTGAAATGAGAACCGTTGTTAGCCCGAGGCTTTTTCGGACCAAGTTGTCCGTTTACATACGGCTGATCTCCGCCATTATCTGTAGGTTGTTGACCCCTAATAGCTTTATCACTTTCAGCCTGAGGCTTTTTGTCTCGCTCCATTGGAACTAAACCAGGATCATTTTTTGCAGGTGTAGTACGTTGTGAATCCGCTACAACTTTGCCAATATTCAAAGCTGCTTTAGCAACCTGCTTCTTATCAAGTGTCCTCTCCCCATGTTTATCTTTTTTGTAAAACATTATTTCTTACCTTTTTTCTTTGTTGGGTAGTTTGAATTAGACATGCCGTTACGGCCAGGGATACCGCCAAGTTGTGAAGCAATAGATCCCATCTTTTCTGTCATTTTATCTTTAGCCTGAGTGGTAGGCTTCTTAGGAGGTTTGCGGTATGTCATTTTTTAATCTTTACGCATTTGTTTACACGGGTACCACCTTTTACTTGGGTGCCAGATTTTTTGTAGCCTTTCCAACAGGAAGGATCTAAACGAGTTTTAGTCGCCTTACTTTTTTTTGCCGCCACCTTTTCCTCCTTTACACCCGCCACGTTGCTTAGTAGAAATAGTCATAATCATTTACGGAGTTTATTAATTAATAGGCCTACTAGCCCGCCGTACCCAGATTCAGCAAAATTAGAAAAGCCATCCTTTTTTTTCTTCTTATCTCTGAGTTCTTTTGCTTTTTTTTCGAGACGTTTAATCTCTTTATCGGAGTAGTCCATTAGTACATAAGATCATTAGAACGTTCAAGTCTGTCCATTACATCCTGACGATATGCTGGGTCATTGTCATAGCGAGAGTCTGACATTGCTTGCACAACTTCAGCCTGACTACGGAATACATTTTGTGTAGTAGGAGCTGCATTCCCAGTAAGGAATTCAGTACCCTGCCAACCTTGGGATTCACTCCAGCGATAAGCAAGGGCCTGGACTGCAAAGAAACATGCAGCAGGATCACCTGAATTCATAACACTGTCATACAAGTCAGTCTCTGAACTTTGTAGATTGGATCCTGCCCATTCAACCATTTGATCGTATTGGGCTTCACCACCAACTACATCATAGATAGAACGAATGTTATCCTGAGATAGTTCAGAAGTAGTTTCATTTTCACTACGATATTGCAGATACATTTGAGCAACATCTGCAGCATCCATGTTGCCAAGAGCCTCAAGGGTTTCTTCAGACCATTCAGATTGAGCTTCATCCCAAAGAGTATCCAGGAATGAAATGTCTTGTGGTTCAGCTTCCTCAGCCTCTTCCTGTGTACTTACTTCAGGTTCAGTTTGCTGTTGCTCTTGAGAGAACCTACTTTGTAGTTCTAGGTATGCTTTTTCTAATTCTTCAGCATTTTGGAATTTACCTGCAAGAGCTTGAGATTGCTCTTGCGCTAGTTCCTCACCTTTCTGAATAGAGTCAAGCTCATCATCAGAGAACTCAGGTTGCTGTTGATCAGGTTGGTATGTCAGTGTTGTCATATGCTGTTAGTGATGTCAAATTACCAAGCCCCACCTCAGTTACATAACCAGTTTCTCTACCAAGGGTGGGGGT